CCAGGCGCTGCCGGACACTTACGTAGTGCCCGCGGTGGGCGGGCTGCCGTGAGGAATTACGTCCAAATAGGTCCAACGCGGTGAGGAATTACGTCCAAATAGGTCCAACGCGGTGGGCCTTCGTGACGCAGGCCGAGCCGCCCAAGCGCGGTGAATTGCCGCTGCCCTACGTCATTTCCGATATTATGGAACCCACAGAACAGGTTGACGGCAAGTTCTACACCAGCAAACGTCAGTTTCGCGCGGTCGGACGCTCCCTCGGCCTGATTGAAATCGGTAACGAAAAGCTAAAACCCAAGGCGCGTGCCAGCACCGACCCCCAGGTCAAGCGGGCGCGGAAGCAGTCGATCAAGACCGCAATTGAAAAATACGCAGCTGGCCACCGGCCAGGACGTCCGTAACGGGTATCTCCGCAGTCCGGTCCGGTAGACCGGCCACCCAGCCGGTTCAGACCGGCCACGGAGACCGTTATGAGCGACATCAATGCGCCGGCCGCACCGCCGTCGGCACCTCCCGCTGCACCTAACCCCACCCCTCAGGTCCAACACGAAGTTCCGATCGATACCAATCAGACCTCGAGCCCGACGCCGGTCAGCAACCAGGCGCCGGACAAGCCGCCGCCGACCCGGCGCGAGGCGATCCAGGCCGCCTTTGATCGCGCTAACAAGCCGCGCGAGGCGCCTAAAACCCCGCCTAAAACTGAAGCGCCGAAGGCTGCCGAGGCCAAGACCGGCCACAACCAGCCGCCAGAACCTACTGAAAGTGAAGGCATAAACCTCAAGAAGCGTCCAGACGAGCAGCCGCGCGATCGGGGCCGGTTCACGCGCCGAGAAGTACCGAGCGATACCGAGAGAAATGCACCGAGCGATACCGAGAGAAATGCACCGGGCGCAGACCTGGCGAAGGGTACGAATGGAACTCAGCCTGCGAGTTCCAATCGTACCCTTCCCGAGAATACCCCGTTCCGGGAGCCGCCGCAGCGCATGGCGGACCACGCCAAGGCGGCCTGGGCCGACACCCCGGAGCCGGTGCGCGGCGAGATCCACCGCATGCACCAGGAGTTCGGCAACGCCTACAACCAGCTCAAGCCGATCGCCGACGCCTTCCAGCCGATCGCGCGCTTTCATCAGATGGCGGCCCAGCACGGCACCACGCTGGAGAGGGCGCTCACCAACTACACCAGCATGGAGCAGAAGCTGCGCCAGGACGTGGTCGGCGGTCTCGACGTCATCGTCAATAATCTCAATCTGAAATCGCCGGACGGTCAGCGCCTCGGCCTGCGCGACATCGCCTATCACGTGCTGAGCCAGTCACCGGAGGCGCTGCAGCAGACCCAACTCGGCAACAGCCAGACGGCTGCCCAGCACCAGATCGGCGCCCTGCATCAGGAAATTAACGGGTTGAAACAAGCCCTGCACCAGATGCATACTCAGCAGCAATTCGCGTACACGCGCTCCCAGGTCGATCACTTCGCGGACAGTCACCCGCGCTTTGACGAGCTGGGCGTCCTGATCAAGAACGAGCTCGATCTCGGCTTTGATCTTGAGACCGCGTACCGAAGGGCCGAGCTGCTCAAGCCGGCCACCCAAGCGGCTCAGACCCGCGGCGATACCCCATCGGCTCAGACCCGACCCGCTGACAGGTCCATCTCCGGCTCACCCGGTGGTGTGGTTGCATCACAAGCTGCAGCAGCATCGCGGCGTTCAGAGAAACCCGTCGGCAGACGCGAGGCCATCGCCAACGCGATCAAACGCGTGAACGGCGGCCTTTAACTTCTGAACCCTTTTTGATGGAGAGGCCGCCGTGCCCAACATTGCCACCACTGCACCCTATCAGCAGATGCTCTCTATGGCGCTCGAGGATCGATCGTCATCCTACCAGGACCTCGTCAGCAACAATAACGCGCTGCTGGCGGTGCTACGCCGCAAGGGCCTTTGGCAGACCTATTCCGGTCCCCGGATCCGCCAGACGCTGCAAGTCTCCAAGAACGTCGCGCAATGGTACAACGGCTACGATCAGCTGCTCAACCCTGCGATCGATCTGTTCAACGACGCGTTCTACGACCCCAAGCAGGTCGTGGTGCCGATCGTGCTGTCGATGCAGGAAATCCTGAACAACCAGGGCGACAACCAGCTGATGGATGTGTTCGACAGCTACATCGAGGACGCCATGGACGCAGCCCTCTACGGCGACGGCTCCGCCAACGGCGGCAAGCAGCTGACCGGTCTGGGTACTGCTGTGCCGATCGCGAACACCACTGGCATCTATGGCGGCATCGATCGCGTCAATGCGATCTGGCAAACCAAGACCTACAACGTCCACACCGGCGGCGCGCTGACGGGGCAGACGCAGTTTACCTCTACGAATGCACGCGCCACTCTCAACAACGTCATGACCAAATCGAGCCGCGGCAAGGACTACGCGGATCTTTTGATCATGAGCCCTGAACATTATGCGGCGTATGATGCGGCAACCGTCGCGATCCAGCACCAGACCAACGACACCAGCATGGGAAAACTCGGCTTCTCTGCGCTGGAGTATATCGGCGGCGGCAAGCGGGCCGAGATCGTCCTCGATGGCGGCATCGGCAGCAATATGCCGTCGGATACAACGTTCGGCCTCAACACCGACACGTTCCGCCTGCGGTACAACCCCTCCAGAAATTTTGACAAATTGTTCGATGGCGACGGCCAGATGCCGATCGATAAGGACGCCATCGCGCAATTTATCGGCTGGATGGGCGAGCTGACGATGACCAATCCGCTGTTCAACTGGCGGATGTACGACCCGACACCGGGCTCCTGATTTCGGCGGGTGGATTAGATACCCGACCTGCTGAAAACCGAGGCCGTTGTTGTGGGAGCGGCGACGGCCTCGGACACTTAAAAACCAGAGGAAAGATCTATGTCCGTAAAAGATCCTGACGATAGCATCGTCGCCATTTTCAAGGAGTTAGCGGTCAAGGACGAAGTCGCATCGCTGGCCTCCGGTCGTCCGGTTTATACCGACGCGGAGATCGTCGAGCTGCACTATCCCGGATCCAAGAACTGGAGCGCGCACCCCGCGACTTCGTTCTCGCACTGGGCCACCGATCCGCTGACCGGCGAGCAGGTCAAGGTGACCTACGCCGAGCGCTTCCAGCGCCAGTACCGCCAATTCAAGGCGCACGCCACCCAGACCAAGACCGGCACGCCGCTGACCTACGCCGCGTTCCTGACCGAGGCGCGTCGCGCTGAATTACGCGCCCAGAACATCTACACCGTAGAGGCGCTGGCGCATATCGACGGCCAGGAATTGAAGAACCTCGGGCAGGGCGGCCGTGACATGAAGAATGCCGCGATGGAGTACCTCGCCGAGACGCAGAAGGGCGCCGTCAACATCCAGGTGCAGGCCGAGCTCGAGGCGTTGCGTGCCATGAATGCCACGATGGCAGAGGACCTCGCCGCGCTAAAGGCGCAGTCGCAGCCAAACGACGCGGACAAGGTCAACGGCGACGAGTTCGAGGGTATGGACCTGCCCCAGCTGCGCGAGTTCATCACCATTCACACCGGCCAGGCACCGCTTGGCGCGCTCAACCGCAAGACCTTGGTGCGGATGGCGCGTAGCGCTGCGCCGGAGAAAGCCAGCGCGGCATGACAATCCTGTCGGTGGTGAAGGATGTCTGCCTGGCGGTCGGCGTTACCGTGCCGCAAAGCATCTTCACCAACATCACCGGCAACCGCACCATGCAGGAGATGCTGTCGCTCGCCAACGAGATGGCGCAGCGCATCGCCTATGATTTCCGCGACTGGTCAAAACTGAAGAAGACGCAGACTTTCACCGGCACCGGCGCGGCTGGTGGCTTCGACATGCCGGCCGATTATAAGCGCATGTTGCTGACCGCCAACGTCTACCGCTCGACCGATCCAATGCACCCGATGATGTTTGTAGCTGACACCGACGAGTGGCTGTTCCGTCGCGCGCTCGGCTGGTATGACGCCTGGGGCGAGTGGACCATGCTGGGCGGCCAGATGCTGGTTGCGCCAACGCTGGGCGCCGGCACCACGGTGTATTTTGCCTACCTGCACAAGAATTGCGTAACGCTAGCCGCTGGCGGCGTCGGCGACAGCTTTCAGGCTGACGGCGACAGCTTCGCGCTTGACGAAAGGATGTTGAAGCTCGGGATGATTTGGCAGTGGAAAGCCAACAAGGGAGCCGCTTACGCCGAGGACATGGGCACTTACGGTGACGCGCTTAACTCGGTCGCCGGCCGCGACACGCCGGCGTCGATCATCATCGGCCGCCGCCCGGTATCGCAAGGTATTAGTGCCTCGTACCCGTACCCGATGCCATGAGCAATCTCTGGATCAATTGGCGGCTTTGGTACTGGCACCTCCAGATCGGGCCAGACAGGCCACGCGTGGCCATTACGCTTAACCGCTACCGGTGGGACCGCGGGGCCAGGTCTCCTTGGGCGGAGTTTCACTGATGAGCCAGCACGCCGCCCAGCGCCGCGTCCCTGTCCAGCAGCAGGTGGCCACCAAGCAGGAAACGACGGTGTTTCCGGCGCCGACGCGCGGGCTGATCCTGAACGAGAACGAGAGCTACATGCAGCCCGGTGCGGCGCTGATCATGGACAACTGGAAGCCGACGATGAAGGGCGCCGCGGTCCGCGGCGGCTGCGCGCTGTGGGCACAGCTGCCGGAGACAGCGCCGATCATATCGGCGTTTGGCTACGCCAGTGGCACTGTCAATCGCAAGATGTTTTTTGCCAACGCCACCAAGGTCTACGACGTCTCGACGACGACGCCGGTGCTGGTCAAGAGTGGGCAGACTGACGGCAACTACTCCAGTTCGCAACTCGCTAACGCGTCCGGGGATTATCTAATCGCGGTCAATGACGCCGGTGATTTTCCAATTCGCTTCGACGGCACCACCTGGTCGACGCTGAGCGCCGGTCAGATCAATGCCTCTGGACCCGGCTCGACCAATGTGGCGACTGGGGGAAACCTGACGCATGTCTGCAAGTACCGCAACCGCTGGTTCTTCATTGAACTAAACTCGATGAACGCCTGGTACCTGCCGCT